ATTAGTATGATTGTTGTAGACTATTCCCAAACTGCAATCAGTAACTTTATGGCTGAGATCAATCACCGTAAAGACTCATCCATTGAGGTAAATGTACCTCTCATTCGACATATGATTCTCAATACCCTACGCTCTTATAGAGCCAAGTTTGGTGAAGAGTATGGTGAACTTGTAATCGCCTGTGACAATAGGCACTACTGGCGCAGAGAAATCTTTCCGCAGTACAAAGCTGGTCGTAAGAAAGGTAGAGATGCAAGTGGACTAGATTGGAACTCTATCTTTGAAGCACTCAATGCAGTGCGAGATGAGATTGATGAATTCATGCCTTACCCTGTAATCAATGTACATGGTGCAGAGGCAGATGATGTGATTGGTGCTCTGGCTACTTATAGTCAGACTAATGACCTAACTGAACATCCTCTGTTTCAAGAACCACAGCCATTTATGATTATATCTGGTGACCATGACTTCAACCAATTACAAAAGTATAGCAATGTATCACAATACTCACCTGGTAAGAAGCGACTGATCAAAATTACTGAACCCGCTGACCATGTTATAATGGAACACATCATTACAGGTGACAAGGGTGATGGTGTGCCTAACATACTGAGCGATGATGACTGTTTTGTAGAAGGCAAGCGACAGCGACCTATTCGTAAAACTCTATTAGCAGAGTGGAAAGCAAAACCACCTGAAGAGTGGATTACGGGTGATATGGCACATGGGTATACCAGAAACAAAGCACTGGTCGATCTCTCCATGACTCCTACAGCTATCTGTGAAGAGATAGTTGACAGTTACGAGTCACAACTTGGACAGGGTCGTGGTGATATGTTTAACTATTTTGTCAAATACCAATTAACCGGCATGATGAATGTCATACAGGACTTTTAGTATGGATCTTTTTCAGTTTGCTATGTACATTATATTTGGTACACTATTCGTAGTCTGGTGGATAATTGGCTATGAGGATGACTAAATAGTATTGTTAATATAAAATAGTGGAGTTGATATGAAGAAGTTTAGACAAGTTGACGAAGGTTTGACATGGGTACTTGAAGCAAAGTCCGTTGATGATCAAGTCGGTAGATTAAAAGATTGGGCTAGCACAACACAGTGCCTTGTACCAGTTGTTAGAATTGGTGTAGGAGCAGAAAAACCAGATTTCGGTATACCAGAAGGTATGCCAGACACCGTAAAAATCAAAGACGATATTCCAGAAGGTATGGGTAATACTACCATTAATCTTGAGTGGCGTAGAATTTCTGGTTTCATAAACCCAGACGCACCAATTCACAACATTAGCCAAGCAAGGCGTGAAAGCGTATGGGTACAGATACTAGAAGGATTACATCATGCAGAAGCTAAGGTGCTTACTGCGGTAAAAGATGGTAAACTTCTAGACATCTATCCAAAACTGGAAAAGATGTTACCTACATTGGGTATTACGGAATACAATAAACCCAAAGCAAAACGCAAACCTAAAGCAAAAAAGGAGAAGTAATGAAGACTGAGATGGTTAAAGCCGCACAGGCTTATTTTGAAGGAGCAAAACAAAAGCACGTTTTAAATGCGCTTTTAATTTTAGAAAAACCAGCCGCGGTTGCAGAACATCCAGACATTATGGCTACACTTGAAACGGAATTAGGTCAAGTAGCACATTATAGTGATCTTCTCAGTGCGTTACAGGAAGTTGGTCCAAGGAATGTACAGATGACTTTACAGGAACAAAATATGGATGGTGTATCTGGTGGGTTAGGTACGGATAGGGTAACATTTACACCTCTTGAACCATAGGTTTGTACGGATCATAAAATCTACCCCATTGCCAACCATCTGGCAATTCAAATTCTAACAATACAAGGTGCCTCTTGCCATTCGGTTCAACGCACCATTTTCTTTTGGGTCTCTGAAAAGCCTTCATTCTAATTTTGTTGATGGTATCTTTTGTATGCTTACGACCGTACATAGGGTTAAATTCACCACCTCTGGTGCCAGTCATAGTCGCAGATATTTTCTTTTTATGATCCTCTTTCAACCCACTTGTGGCTGGGTGATTATCTCCCAACTTGGCTTGCCTAATTCTCTCTCTACCTTCTGGTGTGTGCCAAGCGGTGCGGTCACGACACTTATCTACTATTGGCAAGTTGGCAGTATTCAGTGTGATTACATAATCACGTATATCCTCAACAGATGATTTCTTAATGATCATCTCTCTTGGTTTAGGTACTTGCTGGAGTGAGTCTTCATCAACTATCCAGAACTCTTTTCGGTGCTGGAAGAGAAAGAAGCGAGTGGAACGGGGCATAATGTAGCTATCCTGTAAAATATTATCAATTTTCTTCTATTTATATGCAAAAAAGGGTTGACTTTTACCCAGGAATGGTGCATAATATACTTGTAAATGAGAGAGGATATCAAATGTTAATAGATTATGTAAGTGCGAATAACGGTGGACTTCAGTTCTTTGGTGCATCCGGTGATGCAATCTGGTGTGAAGTTGGTTACGGTAAGACTGCCGCTGAATGTCAAGAAATCATTTCTGAGAATGGACTTTCTGACCAAGTAATGGCTTCTTCATCAATGGACTTTGCTAGTGAGTATGGTTTCGCTAGTAACGATGATGCCAATGCTATGTACTATGAAGCAATCAAGAATTGTTCATCCGACAACTGGAAAGGTCTTTCTGCGGAGTAATCTATGAAAATCGCTATCTATACCCAAATCGAAGAAAACTACGGTGCCCATGACTGGGATGGCAAGGGTTCTTGTCCTCAGTATTGGAAGATGAAAGGTGGTAATACCTATATCATCGATATGGTGTCCGTTGAACAAGCAACAGACTCAGAATTCTGGGATGCCGCCACTCAAGCGATTACCCAATCCAACGAGTCTTGGCAAGAGTATGTAATTGGTTCTGACCTGCTGGACGATTGTGAAGCGGTCACTATGGATCCATGGGAGTCTGCAATTCATATTGGACCAGATGTTGGGTCCGATGCGTGGTTAGCACTTCAGACCGAAGTGAATGGTGAGTACAATCACCTGGCACCAGAAGTTGCTAAAAAGTATTCCGCATGGAAACTAATCAATGGTGAGCAGGAAGATTTTAAATGTTCACTAGAATTTACCAACGGCAAGATACTGCCATGGGCAGAGGCTTGTGAGTATCTTAGCGAACTGAGGGCAGCCGCATGATGGAAATATACAATAAGTATGGGTGGAACTTGCAGGGTATGCAAGTCACCGCAGGGTACCTGGATGGTGATCAACCAGTTTCAGGTGTTGTGGTAAATAGCCGCGTACAATATGGCGGTAAGGTGTCCCATACAATTCTTTTAGATGATGGTTTTAATTACCAAGGTATCATTTTCCGTGATGCTGGTGAGACCGTCAATGTGGATCAGGAATTTATAAATTCTGTGTCCGAATGTTCTGGTTCTGTAGTCAGTAACTCCTATGGTAGGTCAATTTCATTTCAAGATGGTAAATCAGCACTTGACTTTTTTGGCGAAGAAGAGTATACTGCTATTAAGAATGGCACTCATTCAGAGTATAGCTATATGGAGGTATAATTGAACGTATTTTATTTACACGAAAACCCAACACTCGCCGCAGAGTACCACGTAGACAAGCACGTGGTCAAGATGGCTGTCGAGTATTCACAACTACTATCTACCGCACACCGAGTACTTGACGGTGTTGAGTGGTATGACAAGACCGCAAATGGTCGCAAGATCAAGCGATGGCGCCACCCGGATGCCAGTCGAGATGACATCCTATACAAAGCATCCCACGTGAACCATCCATCCAATATCTGGTGTCGAGCATCAAAGCAGAACTATGACTGGCTGTACCAGTTGTTCCTCGCTACCCTTGACGAGTACACCTACCGCTATGGCAAGATTCATGGTTGTGCTAAAATGGTACACGTCCTACGAGACTCGCCTACCAACATACCAGACATAGGGTTTACTCAACCCACACCAGCAATGCCAGATCAGTACAAATCAGATGATTCCATTGAGGCATATCGCAACTACTACATTGGTGAGAAGTCTGGGTTTGCATTGTGGAAAAAGCGTGATGTACCTACTTGGTATCAGCAAGAAAGTGCTTGACAAAAGCCTAAATCCTGCTATAATATGTTATTAAATTGGAGTTTGTAATGAGAAACAGAGAAACACTTGAGGTAATTATTACCAAATTGAACAAAGCAATGAAAAGTCCAGATATTTCTATCCAAGAATATGTGTCGCTCAAGCGAGAATGCGACAAGTATTGCCTTGAATTGGCTGAAGTAAAACTTGGAGGAACGGGATATGCAAAGTACGCCTAATAGGGAGAAGTACATACTGGTCGACTGTGACGGAGTATGCCTCGATTGGGAACAAGCATTCTTCATGTGGATGCACCACAGAACGTTAGAGCCTGCTGTAGAGAACTACAAAGAACTCTACAACGTCAACGAGTGGTACGGACTTGACAGAGAGACTGGTAAGAGACTGGTCGCAGAATTCAATGCTAGTGCCGCTATGGGCTTTTTACCTCCTCTGAGGGATGCCCAGTGGTATATCAAAATGCTTGCAGA